ATGTGTATACCAACAATGGATTACATCGTATGGAAACTAAAACGTCGTGAACAAATTGCTAAAGGAGAAATTTATTAAATGAAAAAAATTAAGATCACTCCTCAAACATACATTGATATGAATAAGGAGTTTGAAGAGGATGATATTCCTTTCCGAATTGCTATCCCTACACAGGAATCAATTGATAAGTGGCAATCACAACCTGCGCCACCTTATAAAACACCACCAGCAGTAGATATGGTTGCTGAGATGTGGAAGAAACATAAGGAACAGGAACAGGAACAATCTGACCAAGATGCTGAAGCAATATCATCCTATATGAATAAGTATATACCAATTGATGATCGGAAACCGTGTTGCTAAATGACTTGCTAGAGTCCGTTTTTAATGGTAGAATGTAATTGATTTTTAAATAATATGGCTGTAAAACTCGTATTGATGCAATCTGGCGAAACTGTTATCGCAGATGTAAAACAGGCGGTTGAAGGAGACAAAGTAATCTTCACTGTTCTTGACCATCCTTTCTTTGTTGAGTTGGTTGAACGTATTGAAGAACCAGTACTTCTTACCGAAGAATCCACAATAGATATGGATGACGATGATTCACCTAGATACAATGTCGCTTTTAGTGAGTGGCAACCCCTGTCTTCTGATAGAAAAATTTCTATAGAACCAGGATTTGCTGTGTCCATCATGGAACCTAAAAAAGAAGTACTAGAGTCCTACGAAGATAGAATTGAGAAGATTTATGGAATCAATGGAAAGTGAAATTCAGTGCATCATTTTGACTAATGATATAGTTATTATCAGTCAAATTGAAGCCTTAGGCGCAGTTAATGTTGGTGAACCCGATTGTAAATTGGTATCTCCATACCAAATTCTGGGACGACATGAAACGGATAGTCCTCTTGAGGAACGTCTGATCCCATGGTTAGGAGATATTACAGATGATAACACTGTGATGCTGTCATCCGATAAAATTCTAACATTGGTCGAGCCACATAAAAAACTTATCGACTTTTATCTAAAACTTGCTACGAAGGAATGAGGTTCTACACTAACGTTTTCCAAATTGGTAATGACATCTTGATTCGTGGATATGAAAATGGAAAACATTTTAGTGATCGACAAAAGTTTCAACCAACTTTATTTGTCCCCACAAAAAGAAAATCAAAGTGGCGGACTCTAGATAATCTTCCAGTAGAACCAGTTAAACCTGGAACAATTAGAGACTGTAGGGAATTTATTGATAAGTATAGTTCTGTCAATGGATTTTCTGTATATGGGAATGAACGATATGTTCATCAATACATTTCTGAGATGTATCCTGAGGATGAAATCAAATTTGATATCAGTAAAATTAAACTGATTACAATTGATATTGAGGTTGCTGCTGAGAGTGGATTCCCTGATCCATTTAATTGTGCAGAAGAACTTCTTCTCATTACAATGCAGGATTATAATACTAAAAAGGTTATTACGTTTGGGTCAAAACCTTATGCTAATAAAGATCGACCTAACTTCACATATATTCAATGTCATGACGAATACGATCTGATTAATAGATTTTTGGATTGGTGGCAAACTAATACTCCAGAAGTTATCACTGGATGGAACTGTGAATTTTACGACATTCCATATTTGACTGGTCGTATCGAAAGACTCATGGGAGAGAAGACCATGAAAAAGATGTCTCCTTGGAATATTTTACGCCGTAATGAAATCTTTATTGCTGGTCGTAAGAATATCTCTTGTGATGTTGCAGGTATCTCCGTAATTGATTACTTGGACCTCTATAAGAAGTCTCCTGCCACTCCTAACCAGGAGAGCTATAGATTGGATCATATTGCCTCACAAGAACTGGGACAGAAGAAATTAGACCACTCTGAGTTTGATACTTTCCGAGAGTTCTATACTAAAGCCTGGGATAAATTTGTTGACTATAACATCGTTGACGTGGAACTGGTCGATAAACTTGAGGATAAGTTGAAACTTATTGATCTATGTCTAACCCGTGCTTATGATGCTAAGGTCAATTTCAGTGATATTGCATATCAAGTTCGTACTTGGGATGCAATCATTTACAACTACCTTAAGAAACAGAATATTGCCATTCCACAAAAAGAAAGAAATCAAAAGGATGAGAAGTATGCTGGTGCGTATGTTAAAGAACCTAAGCCTGGAGCTTATGAATGGGTTGTCAATTTTGACCTCAACTCCCTATACCCTCACCTCATTATGCAGTACAACATCTCGCCAGAGACGTTACTGGATCAGAAACACCCATCAGCAACAGTAGATAAACTTCTCAATCAAGATATTACATTTGAACTATATTCTGACTATGCGGTGTGTGCCAATGGTGCAATGTATAGGAAAGATAAGAAGGGGTTTCTCCCCGAACTTATGCAGAAAATGTATAACGAACGTGTCATTTTCAAAAAGAAAATGATTCAAGCTAAGAAAGATTATGAGAAGACTCCTACCAAAGACCTGGAAAAAGAGATTGCACGATGCAACAATATCCAGATGGCTAAGAAGATTGCTCTCAACTCTGCTTATGGTGCTATCGGTAATCAGTATTTTAGGTACTATAAACTGGCCAATGCGGAGGCGATTACGCTTTCTGGTCAAGTCTCTATCCGTTGGATTGAGAATAAGGTAAACTCATATATGAATCGTGTATTGAAAACAAAGGATGTAGATTATGTTATTGCTTCTGACACTGATTCCATCTATCTCCATATGGGTCCTCTGGTCGAAACTGTATACAAGGGAAGAGAAAAAACTACTGAGGGCATTGTCACATTCCTTGATAAGGTGTGTGAGATGGAACTTGAGCCGTATATTGACAGTGCTTACCAAGAGCTCGCGGACTATGTAAATGCATATGATCAGAAGATGCAAATGAAGCGAGAGAACATCGCTGACCGTGGCATCTGGACTGCAAAGAAAAGATACATTCTTAACGTATGGGATAGTGAGGGGGTTCGTTATAAAGAACCAAAACTAAAGATTATGGGAATTGAAGCAATCAAAACTTCTACTCCTGCTCCTTGTCGTAAGATGATTAAGGACGGTCTTAAGTTGATGATGAGTGCAACTGAAGACGAGATGATTGATTTTATTGAAACATCTCGTAAGGAGTTTTACGATCTTCCTGTTCCATCTATTGCTTTTCCTAGAAGCGTTTCTAACATTAATAAGTGGAAATCTTCTTCGGATTTGTATGCCAAAGGAACACCAATTCACGTTCGTGGATCAATTCTTTATAATCATTATGTTAAACAGAAAAAACTTTCTAGTAAATACCAGGACATTCAAAGTGGTGAGAAGATTAAGTTTGTTTATCTAAAGACGCCTAATCCCATGCATGAGAATGTCATATCTTTTATTCAGGAATTCCCTCCTGAATTTGACCTAGATAAGTATGTCAATTATGAATTGCAATTCAGCAAATCTTTCATTGAACCGATCAAAGTAATTCTTGATTGTATTGGTTGGGAAGTTGAAAGAAGAAATACTTTGGAGACATTTTTTACATGAAGAGAATAGTTACTCTTGTGACAGGAGGATTTGATCCTATCCACAGTGGACACATCGCATATTTTAAAAAAGCTAGAGAACTTACCAACTATTTGGTAGTAGGTCTGAACACAAACGAGTGGTTGAAGGATAAGAAAGGTCAGTATTTCCAAGACTGGAAAGAACGTGCAGAGATTATTCGACATCTAGAGATGGTCGATGCCGTTATTACTGTGCCGTATGATGAGAAGGGATCTGCATGTGGAGCGATTGAGAGTTGTTTGGAAATTGCACAGACAATAGTCTTTGCTAATGGTGGTGATCGTGGTAAGGATAATACTCCAGAAGTTGATATGTATGGAGATAATTCTAGGGTTGAGTTTGAATATGGTATTGGTGGAAGTAACAAACTGAATAGTAGTTCTTGGTTACTTCATGACTACTTTAATAGGCAGAGAAAAATTCTTGGTATATGAACGAAATTGAATGGGATCCTTTTGAACTTCCTAATCTTCCAATATATAAAACAAAATTACCAGAGAATGTCATGGACTATCTCTGGCAAAGAATAGATATTGCAAAAAAAGAAAATAAAACAGTTACTAATAAACTTGCAGGCAATATTTCATCAAGTTTAGAACTCACGGACGATGGATTTTTTGCCAATAATGTTCTGATTCCTATTTCCAAACATATGGTAGATTCAAATCTGGCTGCGTTTGGACCACAATTACATCGTGATTCTCTTTCACCTACTCTTGACCTTAGCTGGTGGGTTAATTTTCAGAAACAACTGGAGTTTAATCCACAACATAATCATGCAGGAATTTTATCCTTCGTAATTTGGATGCAGATTCCCACTGACTGGAGAGAACAACATACCATTCCTAGTGCGAAGGCAAGTAATTCCCCCGCAGCATCGGACTTTCAGTTTACATATACTGATATTGTTGGTAATATTGATGTATGTCCCATCCATATGGATAAATCTATGGAAGGATCAATGGTAATTTTTCCAGCACATCTCAATCACTCTGTCCATCCTTTTTATGATTGCGATGAAGAAAGAATTTCTATCGCTGGTAATGTTCTCTGGACCGTAAAATGATGGATTTTAATTATCAGATGTTTAATCCTTTTGGACCTAACATTCTGAGAGCTCAATGTCCAGATTTTATACTGGATGAAATTAACAAGTTTACTGAAAGTTCTAAAGCTAAACCAATATCAGAGGATCTCTTGGATAGGGACATTGATGTTATATATCTTACGGAACAGTTCTGTGAGTCTATTAAACTTAAAGAGTTTTTAGAATCTTTGGGTGAATTATATAAAGAAATGAACCCATCTGAAATTGAAAAACTTTCTCTTTCTATTGTTCCACAGAGCGACAACCGTTTTGATGGGAAGACTGTTATGGCAGATGCCTGGGTAAATAGGTATAGATCAGGTGATTTTACTCCAGTACATATACACGCAGCGGACTTATCTGGTATAATACTACTAGAAGTACCTAAGGATCCCTCGGAACTTTGTTTCATTCATGGAAACTATCAACCCTGGGCTTCCTCTGAGTGGGTTCCAAATCAACAAACGGGAGAAGTAATTGTCTTCCCTAGTTGGCTTCAACATATGGTGTTCCCACAAAAACATGATAATGAGAGGAGAACTTTAAGTTTTAATCTTATTGATGAACAAAATTATTCTGAACGTAAATGGATTTTCTCAAAGACATTGTAAAAGAGATCGGGGATGACTATACCAAACTGGCATCAGACATCGACGACACAGAAACCTATGTGGACACGGGCTCTTACATTTTTAATTCACTGGTCTCAGGTAGCATATTTGGTGGTGTTTCTGGGAATAAGATTACTGCCATTGCTGGTGAGTCTTCTACTGGGAAGACTTTCTTTAGTCTCGCTGTGGTTAAGAATTTCCTGGATAGTAATCCTGGTGGTTACTGTTTGTACTTTGACACTGAAGCAGCAGTTAATAGGTCTCTTCTTGAAAGTCGTGGCATTGACTTAAGTCGATTAGTTGTTGTCAATGTTGTTACTATTGAAGAGTTTAGAACTAAGGCACTGAAGGCAGTTGATATATACTTAAAAAAACCTGAAGGAGAACGAGCACCTTGCATGTTTGTGTTAGACTCTCTTGGAATGCTTTCTACAGAGAAGGAGATTCGTGACGCATTAGATGATAAACAAGTTCGGGACATGACCAAATCCCAACTTGTTAAGGGAGCATTCCGTATGCTTACACTCAAACTTGGTCAAGCAAACATTCCAATGATCGTTACCAATCACACCTATGATGTCATCGGATCTTATGTACCAACTAAGGAAATGGGAGGAGGCAGTGGTCTCAAGTATGCTGCATCTACAATCATCTATTTGTCCAAGAAAAAAGAAAAAGATGGCACCGATGTCGTTGGAAACCTTATCAAGGCAAAGACTGCTAAGTCGCGTTTAAGTAAAGAGAATCAGGATGTTACTGTTCGTTTGTATTATGACGAACGTGGACTTGATCGTTATTATGGTCTTCTCGAACTGGGAGAACTAGGGGGTCTCTGGAAAAATGTAGCAGGTCGTTATGAGATCAATGGGAAAAAAATCTACGGAAAGCAAATCTTGGCAACGCCCGAGGAATACTTTACCGATGATGTTATGGAAAAACTTGATGCGATTGCAAGAGAAACCTTTGCATATGGATGAATTCATAAAGCAATGTGAGGCTTTTGATTCTGCAACTTGTCAGTCCTTAATTGATATTTTTGAACAATCTGATAACAAAGAACGTGTTGACAATTTTGGACGCCCTAATTTCACACAAGTAAATCTCAATCAAGAAAAAAAATATCGTAAGTTTGTTCAGATTCTTTCTTACAAATTTATTGAAGTGTTTAGATCTTACAAAGAAGGTTTGGAGAGTTATTCTGAATGGTTTCCTCATAAGATATTTCTTGAGGAACTTAGAATTAAAAAATATCAACCTGATTCCGATGACATGTTTGATTTGCATGTCGATGTTCAGGATCATGATACGGCAAAAAGATATCTTGCTTTTTTGTGTTATCTAAATGATGACTTCTTTGGAGGCGAGACTGATTTTCCATATCATAAATTGACAGTCAAACCAAATACTGGTACAGTACTTGTGTTCCCACCCACATGGCAGTATCCACATAGAGGTTTACCTGTAAAAGAAGGTAAACCAAAATATATTCTGAGCACATACTTGCACTATCATTGATGGAAACGATTGAAAAGACAATACTTAAGAATCTAATTCTTAATGAGGACTACACTAGAAAGGTTCTTCCTTTTCTTAAAAAGGATTATTTTGATAGTGTACATGAAAAAGTAATTTTTGAAGAGTCCGAAAAGTTTATCGGTGAGTATAATAAGTGCCCTACTGTAGAAATTCTGAATATTGAGTGTGAGAAACGGTCTGATATCAATCAGGAAACATTCCAGTCCGTGGTCGATTCTCTTTCGGAGTTTGATACTGATTCTTCTAATGAAGAATGGTTAACTGACGTTACTGAGAAATGGTGTAGAGATAGAGCGATTTACCTTGCTCTTGTGGAGAGTATTGGTATTGCGGATGGTAACAATGAAAAGAAAGGTATAGATGCTATCCCGTCTATACTCTCTGATGCGTTATCCGTAAGTTTTGATAATCATGTTGGACATGACTATCTGCAAGATGCTTCTGAACGATTTGATTTCTATCATCAGAAAGAAGAAAGAATTCCATTTGACTTGGAATTCTTCAATAAGATTACAAAGGGTGGTCTTTGTAATAAAAGTCTAAACATTGCACTTGCTGGCACTGGGGTGGGTAAGTCTTTGTTTATGTGTCACGTTGCTGCTTCAGTTCTTCTAAGAGGAAAGAATGTACTATACATTACTATGGAGATGGCTGAAGAAAAAATTGCAGAAAGAATTGACGCAAATCTCTTGAACATTCCTATTCAACAGTTGACTGATTTGCCTCGGTCAATGTTTGAAAACAAAGTAAATAAACTTGCGGAAAAAACTCAGGGGTCTCTTATAATTAAAGAGTATCCAACTGCAAGCGCACACAGTGGACATTTTAGATCACTCCTTAATGAACTTGCACTTAAGAAGTCATTTAGACCTGATATTATTTTTGTTGATTACCTTAATATATGTGCTTCCGAAAGGTATCGCGGAAATAGCACTGTCAATTCATATTCATATATTAAAGCTATTGCAGAAGAACTTAGAGGATTGGCTGTTGAAACAAGAGTCCCTATCGTTTCTGCCACGCAGACCACTCGTTCTGGTTATGGTAGCTCTGACGTTGAGCTTACTGACACTTCTGAGTCCTTTGGTCTCCCTGCTACTGCTGATCTTATGTTTGCCCTTATTTCTACAGATGAGCTTGAGGACTTGGGACAAATTATGGTGAAACAATTGAAGAACCGTTATAACGATCCAACCGTCAACAAAAGATTTGTTGTGGGTATTGATCGTGCCAAGATGAGACTTTATGATTGTGAACAATCTGCTCAGGATGATATCCTTGACAGTGGTCAAGACGAGGAGTATAATTACGAAGAGTCTAAAAAATCCAAAGACAAATTTTCCGCACTTAACTTTTGATGAATAAGACTGAACTGCAAATTCAAGCTAACTCACCTTATAATGATGGGTGGACTCGTGAAATGTATCAACAGGAATTGGATAAAATGGAAGAAAAAGTAAACGTAAACACCGATGCATACCTTGAATTTGTAGATGCCGTTACTTCGGAACAAAGCAAAGACTTTGAGGCATTCGTCTATCGTCTTCAAGAACTAGAAGGACAGGAGTTTCCTAGTGAGAGATTACTTACTGCTGCTGTAGGAATGTCTGCTGAGGCAGGTGAGTTTACTGAGATTGTAAAGAAGATTATCTTCCAGGGTAAACCTGTCAATGATGAAAATCTGTTTCATCTCAAACGTGAACTTGGAGACATCATGTGGTATGTCGCTCAGGCATGTATTGGTCTCAATGTTTCTATCGATGAAGTCATTGAGATGAATGTAGATAAACTCAAAGCACGATATCCTGGTGGTGAGTTTGACATTCATCAGTCAGAGAACCGTAGACAAGGAGATGTATGAACGGATCATTAGACCCAGAAGAAAGAGTTATGGAACCACCTACTATAACTGAACAGGTTGTTTTTCTTTCTCAAAAATATGGGTGGGAAGAAGGTGATAACATCGTAGTTGAAATGGCAGGAACTCAAGTTTCTGGTATCGATGTCGGTGAAGAGTATAACAAGAAATGGCAATCCCCTATTGGTACTCGCAAGTATAATAAAGATGCATTCATTGTAATTAAAAATCTCTCAAGAGATTCCTTTGAGTCCTCTAAACCTATGGATAGGGAACACAAACCCCACCATGCTTAGTCTCTGGATCCACATAAGAGCATTCTTTACTGTTGTAGTGGTGAGTTGTTCTCACCCCGTCAACTGGGAACAATGTGTTCGTGTGGACCAGTGGCTTTTGCCAGAAGTTAAAGAGGGGTATAGATTATGGACAGGAGAGGTAACTCCTTATGAAAGAGAGAGGATCTATCTAAATAGGGGTGTAGAACCATGACCCCATATGGCAGGAACTCTATCAGAAAGACAAGAAACTGGTCTTGTTGATGCAATTAATTCCTTCTCTGAGACTAAAGGAGGTAAACCCTTCACTCTGCAGGCGGGTTCGACACGACTACCTAATGTTCTTTCTGCTAATAAAGTAACAGGTAGATCTGCATCGGGAGATGAACCTTACACCGATGTTGAGATTAAAACTACAAATAAAATTTACAAGTTATCCATGAAAGGTCCAAGTGCTCCTAGTATGGCTGGCGGAGGACTAAACGGACTAGAAAAAATTGTTCCAGGATTTAGTGGAAGATTTATTCAAGCCGCTTATGATAAGTATTTGCAACTGGGATTTACTCAAGGGCAACAGGTTCCAGATATATATGGACAAATTAGTTCTGAATTGAAACAGACTATTGTTCTTGGAACGCAACCTATGGGAGGACCAATTACTCACATGTATATTGGTCCTATGGATGTTCACTCTACATCTAGTGGCAATGTTCTAACCGTTAATGGTAGACTGCATGATGCTAAGAAGTATGCGAAAGATCATGATCTTTATTTAAGACTTAGGAAGAGAAGAAAAGATCAACCTTTTGAAACAAAAGAAAAAGATAATAAAGGTTATCCACTAATCCTTGGTAAGTCTCCTAGTGCTGGTGATAAGGGCAGGAGGATTGTAATAGTAGCTAGACCACCATCCAATGCTATAGTGGTTTCCTTTTAATAAATATTTAAAAAGGCAGTAATTTTTTCGTGAAAAGTTTTCTAGAATTTATATCCGAAGCCGTTAAAACTACTGCTTCCACTCAAGCCAAACAAAAAGGTTTGACTGGAGATGGTCATGGTGGTTGGTACGATAAAAGCGGAAAATTTGTAGCAAAAACAGTTAATGGTAAGTTAAAATTTACTAGTTCGGGAGGAGACTCTAAAAGTGAGGCGCCAAAACAAGGAAGTCCTTCTAAGCCTAATCTTCCAGGTAATACTAAGTCTCCAGATAATTCTTCCCCGACACCTACTTCTAAACCCAGTAAGGATCCTAACCCCGATCAAAAAAATAGTGAAACAGGAAAAGAAGATCCTGAATTCCAATCATTAGAAACGATGGGAGAACCATCTTCTGATGGTGCTGTGATTGTATTTGGTAGGTTTAACCCACCAACTATTGGACATGAAAAACTTCTTAAGGCTGCAGGTAGTGAGGCTAAAAGATCTAATTTTGATTTGCGAATTTACCCAAGTCGCACCCAAGATCCTAAGAAAAATCCTTTAGAACCTTCAAGCAAAATTGAATACATGAGGGTTATGTTCCCTGACTTTGATGATGACATCAGGGATGATCCAGAAGCAAAGACTATCTTTAATGTTCTGCAATCATGTTATGGACTTGGGTATAAGTCCGTAACAATTATAGTTGGACAGGATAGACTTGCTGAGTTTCAAAGTCTTGCTCAAAAATATAATGGAGATCTCTACGATTTTGAGGAGATAAAAGTAATCTCTGCTGGAGCTAGAGATGCGGATTCCGAAGGTGTTGAAGGTATGTCGGCATCCAAAATGAGAAAGGCTGCAAAGGATGGGGACTTTAAGATGTTTGCTACGGGTATTCCAAACAGTCTTGGAAACGTAGATAAGAAACAATTGTTTAATACCCTACAGAAGAGCATGGGAGTATCCATATCGGAGGATTGGCAAATTGCTCCTAAGTTGGATCCCGAGGGTCTTAGAGTTGCTTACATGAGTAATACTATTTTTTCCATGGGAACATTAGTTGAAAATACTAATACTGGAGAGGTGGGGAGAATTTCTAGACGTGGCACTAACTATGTTATTTGTATGACTCCAGAAGGAACAATCTTTAAGTCATGGTTGAGAGATATCATGGAAGCATATGAAGTTGGTACTGATGACTATAGGAAGTATGTTCAGTCTATGACACCAGGACAAAGTAAAAAAAAGTTTGGTTTTCCTAAGGATATGATCAAATCAACAGTGCTTCCAATGAAACCCAATGATCCTGCCTCAGGTCCAGGAACCAAATGCAATAAATAACTCTGATAAGGTCTTTCTTTCAGAGCTATGTTTGATAAAAAGTATGATGCGGAAGAGTTAGCATCTGTTTATAAATCTGTATATGAAAATAATCTTGACCCCGTAGGCCAGGAAGATGATGATGTTGATAACGACGGTAAGAAAAATACCAAGTCTGATAAGTATTTGAAGAATAGACGTAAGGTAGTTGGCAAGGCAATTGCTAAAGAAGAAGTTGAACTCGATGAAGCAGATTCGTTAGCAGCAATGGCAGCACGTCGCGAGAAGCGATTGGTTGCACAAAGAAAGAAGATGGGCAAGACTGCTGGTGGTCATGATTTTGGTCATGACTATGGCGCTACTGCTGCCGTCCGTAAGAAGAGACAGGATGATGACTATGAAGCAGCAATGGGTAGGAAACCTTCGCCTAAGAAAGAAGAAAAGAAGACTACGAAAGAAGAAGTAGAAGTAGTTGACGAGGGTATGAAGAAAGCCCGCGAGAACGTTGGTGCTGACACCTGCTGGGATGGTTATAAGGCGAAGGGAACTAAGAAAAAGAATGGTAAGGAAGTTCCTAACTGTGTGAAGGAAGAGGAGATTCCTGAAGGTATGAATGCAATCAGAGCTGATGCAGGTCCACCTAAAAGGACTGTGGGAATGTCTATGAGTGGCCAAGAACCAGCTGGTGATAAACTCTTGAAAAAGGCGAGTCAAGGTTTTAGTAACTTTATGAATAGACTAAATCCTAAAGCTATGGGGTCGAAACCTGCTGGACCTCAACGTAAACCTCTTATCTCTACTCCAAAGGAAGAAGTTGAAGTAACTGGAGAGGTGGTTGAAGAGGGTAAGAAGGAACTCTCTAGGGAAAAGAGGAACAAGATGTTCCGTCGCGCTGGGAACCTCTCCAGAGACGCCCTGGCGGGTGGTGAGAAGGGATCTGAAGCGCATAAGAAGTCTGGAAAGATTGTCAAGGCACTTAATAAGGATGCCAATGAGAACGATAGAAACGATGTCAAGGAGGAAACTCTAGAAGAGAAGAAAGGCCTCTGGGCAAACATTCATGCAAAACGTGAACGTGGTGAGGCACCTGCTAAGAAGGGCGACAAGGACTATCCAAAGACCCTAAAGATTGAATCTACCGATCACCTCACAGAGGCTGCTCCTGCTATCGTTGGTGTACTTGCTAAGATGGCTGCGAAGAAAGCAGCAGTGCATGTTGCAAAGAAGGGAGTTGATAAGGTGCAAGATAAGATGGGGAAACTCATCAAGGGTGATGAGGAAGAGGAGGAAGGTTGATGGCTAAACCAAATCTAGACGATCTTATTGATTCAGTTAGAAAGGAACCAAAAACGGATCCCAAAAAAGTGGCTGCTGAAAAAAAGAAAGAAGCTAGAAAGGAAGCTTTGAAGAATGTTCCTGTCGCTAAGACAAAAACAAAGGCACAAAAAGATAAAGAGTCTGGGGAGTCATTCATTTCTCAGGCTAAGAAAAGAGTTTCTGATGGAAGAAATAAAGAGTTAGCCAGAAAAAAATCTGAAGATACTCTTGCATCTAAAACTAGAAAGAAAGAACTTTCAGATAGAAAAAGTTCTTTGGAAAAAGAAAAATCTGCTGGTGATGAAAAGAAGAAGAAAATTGAGTCTGAATTAGGCTCGACTAAAATTTCTAAAGTGTCCTCTAAGGATTCCAATGCAGAAGCGGGCACAAAGGTTCTTGGCAATGCATTGAGTGTAGTTGGATCTGTTGGGAAAGCCGCTCTTACTGCCACCAATGCTGGTGAGAAAGCGAGTAAATTGAAGAAAAAAATGATGCAGAAAATGAAGAAGAACCGAGGTCTTA